TGAGGCAGAGCAACAGCGCCTTCAGGAGCAAGCCCGTGACGTCGCAGCAAACATGGAGCGCGAGATGTACGACCAGATGCTCCAAGGGGGTTGGGTTGAGGCCATGGGTGAGTTCCTGGATGACATCGTCACGTTCCCGGCAGCGCACTTCAAGGCTCCTGTATTCCGCAAGAAGCCAGTCATGGAGTGGGGCAACGAATCTGGCCGGTGGGCACCGCAGGTAACTGATCAGGTTATCCCGGAGTTCGAACGGATGGACCCGTTCCGGTGTTTCCCATCACCAGGCTCTACGTCTCCACAGGACGGCTACTTTATCGAACTGGTGTCTCTGTCGCGCGGCGAACTATATGACATGATCGGTGTCACCGGATTCAACGAAGAAGCCATACGAATGGTACTCGACGAATATGGTCGTGGTGGTCTGACAGACTGGACGGCGCAGTCTGATCTTGACTCGCGTGCCTCGATTAACGGTGAACAGACCCGTCAAGGTCAGACAACCAACGTCATGATCGACGCGATTAATTACAGCGGACCGGTACAGGGAAGGCAGTTGGTTGAGTGGGGCATGGACATCCGTGAGATCGAAGACCCCGACGCTGACTACGAAGCCTGTGTGTGGCTGATAGGCCGCTGGGTTATCAAGGCACAACTGAATTACGATCCAATGAAACGCCGTAATATCCACAAGGCAAGTTACGAAGAACTGCCCGGATCATATTGGGGGTTCGCACTTCCAGATTTGCTGGCCGACATGCAGGGTATTGCCAATGCGGGTATCCGCGCGATGGTCAACGATATGGCCATGAGTTCCGGCCCACAAGTCGGGGTTAACGTAGACAGGCTACCTGCCGGCGAGGACTTGACCAAGATTCATCCATATAAGATTTGGCAGTTCGGCGAGAGTCAGGTTAATTCAACAACCAAGGCGATCGAGTTTTTCCAGCCACAGTCCAACGCCGGTACGATCCTTGGTGTGATTGAGAAGGCATACTCGTTTGCTGATGACTTCAGCTTGATTCCGAGGGTTATGTCTGGTGACGCCAGTGCAGGTAGTTTGGGTCGCACAGCAAGTGGAATTTCCATGGTGCTCAATGCTGCGAACAAGGGATTAAAAGGAGTGGTGTCAAACATCGACGTTCGCATCATTACGCCGCAGCTGGAAGACCTATTTAATCACAACATGATTTACAACCCAGATGAGTCCATAAAGGGCGACTGCAAGGTTGTCGCGCGCGGCGCTGTATCGCTGATGCAACTTGAAACACTCCAGTTGCGCAGAAATGAGTTCCTGATTGCGACAAACAACCCAATGGACGCTCAGATCGTTGGTCCAGAAGGACGTGCAGAGATTCTCCGTGAAACGGCAAAAGGCCTGCAGATGGATGTAAACCGGGTCATACCCCCGCGTGGGTCAGTAGTACCGCAGCAACCAATGGCGCAGCCTGGCCAGCAGCAAGCAGCACCGCCGGAAGGAAAAGCACTGGCAGACGGGACGGCAACAACTGATAACTTCAGTACACCGGCGACCCAATAGTTAGTGTTCACTATTGACGTATCTTTTTAAAGGAGTAAAGTAATGCCAGCAAAGAAACCAATGCCGCCTTTCATGCACACCAAGAAGACGGAAAAGAAAGAATCCATGAAGACGGAAAAGAAAGAAGGCCCCGGAATGGAAAAGCGCGAGCGCATGCGCGGAATCGAAAAACCAATGCCCAAGATGGCTTGCGGCGGAAAAGTGAAAGGGAAGTAAAATGTCAAATCGTGAAACAATCGTAGTAGACCAAATCCTCGGCCAAGATGCAGTTGAGACGCCAATTCCTCGATCTGGCAGGTCGTCTTTTCTGAAGACAGCAGCCGGTACAACTGTTCTCGTTCCAGCCCAGTCGCGTGTTGATCGCCGTGTGTTGGTCATGTCCACTGTGGATACGACTTTCGCAGCCGGTGATGGCGCAGCTCCTATCTTCTCGGTAGGTCAAACCGGCACTACTACCAAGTTTGTCAATGCGAAGGCTACAGGTACTGCAGCAGAGAAGATCATGTTTGACGGTGTGTTGTCGGCAGGTACAGCGCTTGTGGTTACAGCCACTGCAGCTACTGGCACGACTTCCGCCGGAGCTATCACATTTACGGCGATGGTTGTGTAATGGCCAAGATCTCAAGTCACGTGCTGGAGTCGCTTGCTCGTATCGGGTTTTCAGAAAAGCCCTTTATGGAGTGGCTTGACACTGAACTTGAGGCTGTAAAAGAACAGATTATGTTTCAAACGGATGAAGCACAGTTGCGTATCTCTCAGGGGCGTGCGCAAAAACTGTCTGAAATCCGAACACTGATAAGAACCGCCCCTGAAATGTTACGGAAAGCGTGAAAGTAGCCCACCCATTGTGGTTGATAAGTTACGAGTAATGGCACCGAGGAGATAAAAATGGCAGACCCAAAAAAAGCAGGCGAACAAGCAGACGCAATTATCGCATCACTGAATCAACAACCACAGGTGGTAGCTCCTCCTGCAGATAATGTAGATCAGGGTGTAGCAGTTGCAGAAGGGGCTGCGGAAAGTCTACCCGATGTCGGTGTTCCGGCAGTGAGTTCGGTAGCAGTGATTGACCCAGCAGTAGAGCAGTTGCGTAAAGAAGCAGCATTAGCAGACCAGAGATGGCGCAGTCTTCAAGGAATTGTTACCAAGCAGAATTCCGAGATGGAACAGTTGCGCGTCCTGCTCGCCCAGAGTCACCAGAAGCAGGAGACCAAGCAGCCGGAGGCCACAGCGCCGTTGAAAGATGTCACGAAGCAAGACGTTGAAGAGTTTGGTCAGGACTTGATTGACCTGATCACCAAGATAGCCACGGGTGTTACGCAGAATGCCATGCCGCAGTTCAATGCGCGGTTGGATAATATGCAGAAGTCACTGTCAAGTGTAGCTGACACGACTGCCCGTACTGCCGAGGAGAAATTCTTTGATGACCTGACGAAGCGTGTATCGGATTGGGAGAAGATCAATGTGGACCCTGAGTTTATCCAGAGCCTGCAAGACATTGACGAACTGTCCGGTGCTCGTAAGATCGACTTGCTCACAGATGCGTACAACCGCATGGACGTACCACGTACTGCACGATTCTTCGAGATGTATAAGGGGACTACTGCAGCGCCGGTAGCAGCAGAGGTGAAAGAACTTCCGCCTGTGCCTGACGTGACAAAACTGGTCTCACCTGGAAAATCGAAGGCTTCAGTCGCGGCACCTGCCGTAGCAAGCAAGATTTGGTCAGGCGCTGACATATCTGCGCTGTATGCAGCGAAACGAAACGGGTCTATCACAGCAGAAGAATTTGCAACGCAAGAACACGACTTATTCAAAGCACAACGCGAGAATCGTCTCGCCGCGTAAGAGTCAACTAAACAAGGAGAATCATCATGGCATTTCCAGTAGCAGCAGGTAGCGTGGTAAGCCCCGCTTATTCCGGTACATTCATTCCGGAAGTATGGTCAGGTAAACTGATCGACAAGTTTTATGCAGCCACAGTACTGTCTGCAATCAGTAACACGAACTACGAGGGTTAATTTTGGCTCTCGATAAATCCCGAGAATTGCTGGGACACCCTTAGAGCCACTAGCACCACAGCGTAACTGGTAACGGTAAGCGCGAAGGTTCGAAAAGATAGTGGATTGGGCAATCAGCAGCCGAGCGACCTAGTAATGGGTTGAAGGTTCAACGACTAGCACACGGAGTCCTACGGGACGGTAAAGTGCCACGAGTACGGGAGTTGTGTTTTACCCTGTTAGGTAGTAATATCTCTTACGTTATTAACCAAGGAGATTCTAACATGGCACCAAAGTTCTTTATTACTGCCGGAGATTTGAAAAGTGTATACGACAAGCTTGAGTCACCAGCAAAAGTGGCGAAGCTTCTAGGTGTGTCCAAGAAAACCATACTTAACTGGATGGTGAAGTACGACATACTCAGGGACAAGCGAAAAGTCATGTCAGAGGCTTGTAAAGCCGACTTGGTTAGGTTAGTGTTGGAGGGCCGTACAACGGCACAGATAGCGGCCACTGTAGGATTTTCAGTGACGACCATACTCAGTCAGGCGAAAGCCCTTGGGATTGTTCCAAGAGATCCTGTCCACGTGGGGTTGGTAACTACAGAAGCGGGATATATAAAGCTTCTTAGGCCAGCGCATCCAAGAGCCGATAGCAAAGGCTATGTACATGAGCACATACTGGTCGCAGAGGACGCGATAGGTAGGTTGCTTGTAGACGGTGAGGTTGTTCATCACAAGGATAGAGTCAAGCACAATAATGAAATTTCAAATCTTCAAGTAATGACCGATTTTGAACACCGATCACTGCATAGAATCGCAGGTGACAGTGGGAGAAAACGGAAGGTGACACAACAAGATATAGTCTGAGCTGCGTACGAAAGACGCAGAAGTTAGGGATAAAGAGCCTTAGCGATAACATAACTGGAAATTAAGGGTCAGGGCGATAAGGTTATTATCCGCACTCGTCCAACTCTGACCATCAATGACTACCAAGCCGGTCAGACTTTGGTAAATCAGCGTCCTACCAGCGACAAGGTAGAGCTGTTGATCGACAAGGGTAAGTACTGGTCTGCCGTAGCTGACGATGTGTTGCAGATCCAAGCTGACATCGAGCAGATGAATATGTGGTCCGCCGACGCAGCAGAACAGATGAAGATCACTATCGACCGTGATGTTCTGGGTTCTATTGTGCCTTCGTTCCACGCATCTAATCGTGGTCTGACAGCAGGCAAGATCTCTGCCAACATCAACTTGGGCGTTACCGGCACCCCGCTGGCTCTGACCAAGGTTAACGTGATTGACCTGTTGGTGGACTTGAATGAAGTTCTGTCACAGCAAAATATCCCTGAGACTGGTCGTTTTGTTGTTCTTCCATTCTGGGCTACTTCGTTGCTGAAGAAGTCTGACTTGAAGGATGCGTCTCTGACAGGTGACGGTGTTTCTGTAATGCGCAACGGTCGTCTGGGTATGATTGACGGTCTGACCTTGTACAACAGCAACAACCTGGCACATGTCACAGACGGCACAGCTAGTTGCGCGAATATCATCGCTGGTCACACCAACGGGCTGACTTTTGCATCACAACTGGTTAAAACCGAGACTCTGCGTGCAGAATCAACCTTCGGCGACATCATGCGTGGTCTGCAAGTCTACGGCTACAAAGTGATCGACAGCACAGCACTGGCATCTGCCTACGTGTACAAGGGCTAACATAATGGGGGCTTCGGCTCCCTGACGTAACTTTCAAGGAGAATTAAAATGGCTACAGCTTTTACCACATACACCGACGGCACTGTTGTTGCAGCAGCTTCCGGCGGTAATTACGCAGGTGCTCCTGCGCACACTGTTCTTACCGGTTTCTACGATGCGACTCGTCGCAACATGACTGTCGACACTGACACCATGGCGTTGATCAACATCCCGGCAGGCACATTGGTGCACAACGTTATTCTGGAAGTGCTGACGATTGAAGCGACAGCTACTCCGGTTATTAGTGTTGGTGATGCTACCGATCCTAACGGCTGGGTTGCTTCTGAGTCCACCGCTGTTGCTGGTAAGTTCCTCGGTGCTGGTGCTTATGCCATCGCTACCGGCACTTCCAAGACCAACGGTAAGCTGTACACTGCGGCTACTACCCTCAATCTGGAGCAGACTACAACTGACTCAACAACACTGAAGTGCAAGGTCCATGTTATTTGCACCATCGTGTAATCCAGCGTAATATGTAGGGGTGGCGACACCCCTATTTTCATTTAGGAGACTCAAATGGCACAGATGCTTAGACACAAAGAAACCGGCGAGTTGTTCGTCTACACAGATTTGTATGCAAAACTTCCAGAATTGGAACTTGTTGTTGAAGACCCTGTAGCAAAAGTGATCGCGGAAGTTGCCGCACAAAATATTTTAACTCCTGATGACGCAAAAAGTGTCATCGAGGATATCCCTTCCTTCGGCACAAAAGCTGTAGGCGGAAAAAACAAACACGGTAAATAACCATGACAGGTCAGGAGCTGCTTGCGTATCTCAGAGTGGACGTGCTGCGGGATAATGCGCTCCCGTACCTTTGGTCAGATGACCTCATCCTGCGTCACCTCGGAGAAGCAGAATCAAAGTTCGCACGCAAGACGCACGCGTTGCTTGACGACACCCAGTCGATTATAACCGTTATTGGGCAGTCGGTGTATGACCTCCCTCCCGGCGCATTCTTTGTGAGTTCTGCTGCGCTCTCGACATCTGATACAGACCTTGGAAATTACACCAGACGGTTTGTACCCAGGAACCTGTTGACAATAACAGGCACCCCAAGCGTGTTTATCTGTGACGAAGCATACCGTCAGATCCGCCTGTATCCAGTACCTGACAGCGTAGTCACCATCAATCTGCGTGTAGCTCGTCTGCCTGCGTCCCCGATTGGACTTTACTCGTCCCCAGAAATCCCTGAAGAATATCATCTCGACTTGGCTGAGTATGTGGCATGGCGTTGTCTGCAGGGTAACGACGTTGATGGCCAGTCAACCGGAGCAGCCGACCGACATAAAGCTGACTGGCATATGCGCTTATCCGACGCACACCGAGAATATTACAGAATGCGCATGGGGAATAACCCGAGTGCCGTACGCAACATCACAGGAAAGAGGAATTAATCATGGCCTACACAGCGGCAGACGTACCGTCTTATCAGAGCGCTCGCGAGCGGGAAAAACCTTTGCCGTCCACTGCGGAGATCCTGGCTGGAGGAGAGAAACTGTTAGCAGGTAACGTTGAGCGTGAGGCATACAAGCCTCAGTTTGGGCCGCAGGGTGCTATTGCTTCACGGCCTGAGTACACAGGTAAACGGGATGTGCCGCAGCAATACTACGGAAGCCCGGAAGACGTCATGCAGTCAGAGACTATTCGCAATACTGCCACGGCTCCGTTTGCAACTAGGGCTGCCGTGCAGAACGCGCGCCTTCAAGATGGTCGTAAGTTGAACCTTGAGTATGGTGACGATACCTATGGAAAGACCAATATAACAGGCACATCAAGTTTGCCGAGCGGGAAGGTGAACGTGTTCTCAGGCTCGTCTGCGATCAGAACACCAGAACAGGCTGCTAACGAGGCGGCCCGTGTAGCGGAAGGTCAAAAAGTAGCTGACATGTACAAGCGGCTGGCCGCTGAAAAAGATGGTCAAGCAGCCGGAGCAGGTGCAGTTCGTGGGCCATATATTGACCGGTCAGGGAAAGTACAGTACGACGATACGCCTATTGCAAAACCAGGGGAGTCCAGAGTTCAGGTAATCGGTGGAGGCGACACGATCGGTGGAATGATGCAGGCAGGCATAGCTCGTAGAGAAGCTCGGGCGGATAAAGAACTTGGCTCGCGTGAACGCTTGGCGGGTATGCAAACGGGTTCAGCAGAAAAAATTGCAGGTATGCGCGAGGCTGGGGAAGGCAGCAGGTTCGCTACGACAAGTGGACTAGAGCGTGAAAAACTAGCCGCATTGCAGCCAGGGTATGCAGCCGAAGCGCGATTGCGTGAGGCTCAGACAGGACTTACAGGTGCGCAAGCTGAGACCGCTGGTTACGCACTTGAGTCGGCAAAACGCACATCTGCAGCCCAGAAAGTTCTGGATAACCCACAAAAATATTCACCTGAACAGGTAGCTGGTGCCAAGGCGTTTCTGGACAAGGCTCTGCAAGACAAGATTGCCTTCGAGCAGGCCAAGGCCCGCGCCAAATATGAGGCAGAAAACGCATCATATGCAGATGGTGGAGCGGTAGAAGGCTACCAAGAAGGTGGACGTATCAACTATTTTGACTCATCGAAAGTCGGAGAGAAGCTAAAATCGGCAGCTTCAGCGCTTATTCCATCGTGGTTGAAGCCAACGCCTGCACCGACACCAGCACCGACACCAATTGCAACAGCGCCAGAGCAAGACCCGTCGAAGGGTATGTGGGAACTGACTCCGGAAGAACAGGCAGCGCTGCCCAAGTATGCAGACGGTGGCGCTATAGGCCGAGATCCGAGGCTTGCAAAATTTGGGGACGATATGATTCAGTCGCCAGCTCCACAGATTAATCCAGCACTCGCAAAGTATGGCCAGTATCTGCAGGCAGCATCTCAATCTGGTGTAACACCGGTGCCATTCGACCAGTACAGTTCGTTGCTTGAGAAGACTCAGGGAGCCATGCAGCAAACACCGTCACGGTTCGCAGAAGGCGGAGCGATCCCTGTTGCCGGCAAGATGCTTGAGGGTCCTGGTACAGAGACATCGGACTCGATTCCTGCGGTTATTGACGGTCATCGCCCAGCTGCGCTGTCTACAGGCGAGTTTGTTATCCCAGCTCACATTGTTCGCGCGAAAGGCACTGAGTTTTTTGATAAACTGTTAGCTCAATACGCGGACAAGGGTGAAAAAGATGGCGAGTGACTTCAATGAAGACGAGTTCATATCTGGGTTAGGTAATTACATACCGACGCCAGCGCCAGCTGCGATTCCTGCACCTGAGAAATCAGGATTTTTGCGTCGTGCTGTGGGTGATACGTTAGTGTCAGGACTGCAGTCGGCTATTGCTGCCCCTGAAGCCCTTGTAGGTCTAGCTGATATACCTACGGGTGGTGCTGTCGGTAAGGGTCTTGAGTACGCAGGGTATCGTCCCAAAGAAGCTCGTGCAGCCGTAGAAGAGTGGTACAGCCCTGAAGCCAAGGCTGCCGCAGCGCGTGTAGAGGCCGCCAAGGGGTTTGTTCCTACAGCTGCAGCAATGATTCAAGACCCAAGCACAATCTACCATGGGATTGTTAAGTCAGCAGCACCTATGCTCATGGGTGGTGTAGCCGCGCGCGGCGTGAAGGCATTGACCGGAGCGTCCCCGTATATCGCCGGTGCAGCTGGTGAAGGTATCGTTGGTGCAGGCTCGGCAGCAGAACAGATAAGACAACAGACAGAAAGTGGTTTCCTTACACCTGGACAGTCATTATCGGCGGTAGGAACTGGCTTAGGCCAGATGGCAGTTGGTGCTGTTGGTGGCCGTGCAGCCCAGAAGTTCGGTCTTGAAGACGTTGAAACCATGATCGCGCGCGGTGGCAGACGTGAAGCTATCGAAAAAGCGCCGGGTGCATTGAAACGAATCGGAGGAGGCACCGCGCTTGAAGCAGGTGAAGAGACCTTGCAGTCAGCACATGAGACTGTTATGCAGAACCTTGCCCTTGGTCGCCCAACTTTTGAGGGTGTGTCAGAAGCCGCTGCGCAAGGTATGATGACCGGCGGTGTTATGGGTGGCGCGATGAACATCTTGGGTGCCCGTAAACCTAAAGACCTCCTGAAACCAGAAGTAAAAGAAGAGGCTCCCGTCGAGACGCCAGTGGCTCCGGGTCAACAACCTTCGGCAGAATTTACGCCGGAAGAGATCGCCGCGTTCAAGGCTGAACAGGCTGCCGGCCAAACCGCCATGCGAGGAAAGACCGCGACTGCTGAAGAGACTGCACGCCGAGACGAAGAGATACGTTATCAGATGGGCGAACAGGCCGGAACAGGGCCGGAGTACGCCGGGTTCCAAGAGGAGATGTTCCAGACTCCGATGGGGCCTATGACCCGCGTTAATGCGGAGTTGCTTGCCGACGCGGAGCGCATCATCAATCCCGGGCAGGCAGATATGCTGGTTCAGGCAGAGCAAGCGGATCAGCGCAGACAGGCTATTGAAGCCCAAGTCGCACAGATCGAGGCCGAAGGCCGTGCATTAGCCGAAAAAGGATCAACACGTCTGACCGACGCTGACATGTCGAAGATCGGTATCAAGACTGCGAAGCAGAAAAGTGAACTCACCAAGTTAGACCTGCGTCGTGACGACCATTACAACAGAGCTGTTGCACTGCTGCAATCATATGCAGAAGATGCCAAAACGCCAGAGCAGTTTCAAGCGACCCAGAATTTGTACGAACGTGTGACAGCTCAGAAGACTGCTCTAGACGAGATGATGGCACCTAAGAAAGCTGCGCTTGGTGCAAAACGCGCTGCGCTCGAAAAACGTATCCTGAACAGAAAAGCAATGGACGCCCAGCGCGAGATGTCAGAAACGGCACAGATAGGTGAGGAACTTCCTCCAGAACCCGTAGTATCACGCAAAGGCAAACGAAAAGT